CAATAATCCTGATCGGAACGAAACATTTGCTATTCCTAAATCAGTAGGTGTATTATGTGTTGCGTGTTCTTCACTAACCTCCTCTTGATCATCTCTAATTTTTGTAGGTTTTGCCTCCTTTTCTACATCTTTCTTCTTCTTCTTCTTTCCTGCTTCTTCTTTTAGTTCTTTGTCTTCATCTAATAATTTCTGAAACTCTTTTTCTTGATCAAATGCATGTCCTAATGGGTATTCTGTTGGTGTATTAACTTGACTTCTACCTGTTCCTACAAATTTAGCTTCATTAACATCTATTTTTCCGGGTTTAGTGAATTCTGTTTCTTTAGCTTGTTCTTCCACTCTCTTCTTTCTCTTTTTCTGATAGTCTGCTTCTTCTTTCTCTTGTCTTTCCTTTCGTCTTTTTGTTTGTTTTTTCTCTATAACCATTAATTTTAATCTTGCTTTCACTAGTTTTGGATATGGCGAACCACTGCCTGACCAATGAACTTCTCCTGTATCATTTTGTTCTCCACCATAGCCTTGTAAAACTGAATCTCTCTTCTTCACACACTTCGGATCTTTACATTTTGGATCTCCACACTTACATCCTTTTGGTCCTGTATGTTTTTTACCCATACCACCCTCGTCTGTGTCTTGGTTATACATACCATGTCTATCTCCGTCTGCGTTTGACCAATCTTCTCCTTTATTCTTAATTTCCTGTCCACAATGTTTACATGTCTTTTTTTCTCTTCGCATCCTCTCTGTTTGTCGATTATATACTTCTGTCTTTTCTTCTTCAGTCCAATCAGAGGATTCAGGGTTTAGGGGATGATCAAGATTTCTACCTTTCTTCATTTCTTCAATATGATCATCAATAAGTTCCTTTGCGTGTTCAAGTTTGTGTGCTTTATATTTTGCTTGTTCCTTTGCTTCGTCTTTACTTCTCGGTTTAGTTCTTTCATGTACCTTACCCTCTGCTACTGCCCTATCTTCAGCCATATCTACTGCTTCTTTCTTCTCTTGTTCTGTTTCTCTATGTCTTTCTCTTCTTTTTTTAGGTGTCTCTCCACCTACCCATCTTTTTTGTACTTTCGCTTGGTTTTCTTCTGGTGTTTCACTTGGTTGGTCATGTGTCTTGTCATCATAAACTAATGCTTCATTCCTTGCTTCCGGGGCTTTAAGTCCTGCTTCCTTGTTTTCCTTATCGACATAACAACCATACTTATCACATTTAATCAACATTCTACCGTTACCTAAATCAACTCCATCCACTGCTGCCTTTGCTAATGTATTAAATTCTGTAATTAATGCAAGTGGTACTGCTGGATCTCTACAAACAGCGACTTCATAATGTTCTAGATCCTTTAGACTGTATGCTATAGAACCATCTTTCATTCTCATTGGCTCTCTATCAGACTTTGTTGCTCCACCAAACGAAAGTCCTTTATACTCCCCTGATTTGATTTTTGCCCAAATATCATTATCTAACTCATAATTCTTATGTATCTTACCTGTAATCTTTATTGCAGGATACTCTTCTCCATCAGTATCCTTGTAAACCACCTTTGAGTAATTAATCCCTTTTCCTATTATTCTATTACTATGTGTGTCTGAAATGGGTGCTCCTCTATCTATCCATACTGGCAAAACTTTCATCAATTCATCTACTATTGTAACCTCTCCCTGCTTATCCTTTACTTGAACAGTAAGATAACCCTCAAAATACCTCTCTCCACTGTTGATTGCTGTTAATCCTTTGGTGGTTAGATTTCTGAAAAAGACAGCTTCTCCCATATAAATGTAGGGTTAATTCATATTTATAAAGATTTAGTGAGTGGTGTTTATTAAAAATACACACACTACACCTGTCGAGTCTTACTCGGATTCTTTCTTTGCCTTACTCACTACATAATCAGCAGTGAAACCGACTGTCAGTCCTACCAAGACTATTCCAGCATCGGTCAGTCCATCTACTATTTGGACTTGAGCTAGTGCCAGAGCAGCGAAAGTAGCTACAATCAAAGCTCCTGCGAGTCGTCTTATAGAATAAGATTCTCCATCAGAGCCTAAATAGCCTCTTAGCGTGTTCAGACCTGCTCCTACTGCTGATGCAATAGCGACAAGTATTAATGCTTCTACCATAATGCCAAATACCAAGACCTTGTATTTAAGGATTTAGCATTATAGAGAGCTGAAAGAATCCTATTAGTGAGCCTACTATAGCCAAACTTATACCTATAAAGGATTTGTACATGCCCCTTCTGTCAAGTGTGTGTGATTCATGCTCATCTACCTTGACTTCTAGTTGTATTATTCTATCGTTATTTTCGTCTATTTTATCTTCTAAACGCCTAAGTTCGTCTATTAGGTCTTTATCTACCATGTTTAAAAACCTCTATCGGAATTAGTAGTTTCTCTTGAATTAAGGCTAATACTGATTCCGGGCTTGATTTTATTAGCATACCAAATAATGGGTCTCCACCGGCATTTCCTATAAAACTCCCACAATTATAACATAGAAAGATCTCATGTATTCCATCTGTATATCCATAACGTTTCTTTCCGCATTTACACAACTCTTTCATAACATAAAAAAGAAGCCTTTATTAATAAGGATTGTGTATTTACAACATGGGAACGTCTATCTATGTCTATGAAACAGAAGATGAGTATAATACACAGTATCATAGAATGGATAAGGAGATAATGTTCTCTGCACCTATTTTAGATATATTCCTAAAACCAAACGAGAAATTATGGGTTGTTTCAAAGATAAGCAAACATAAGGAGAGACCACAACTGGGAAGAAGTATAGTTCACTTTGTAAATGGTACTGTATTTGAATATTCAGAGGGAGATGAGATACCAATAAAACAAAAAGATTTAAAATATAACCCGAAAAATAACAGAGTAGAGTTCTTTCCAAGGAAATTAAGAAGTCCTGCATTAGAGATAAGAGTAGACCGTTTTTACGGTGAAAAACCAAAAAAGAAGAAAGAAATTAACAATTCTTTGCGTTTTTACGACATTTCTAGGGATAGACTGAATTTTATTTTGAAGCATGAAAAGCCCATTCAAGATTGATTTTATCTTTGAAGAGATAGAAGACCTCTTAAGAATAACAAATCATAGGCTGGAAAACATTGAAATACTACTAGAATTCTTAATGTTACCTCCTGATCTCAGAGAATATAAAAAAGGTAGAGAGATGAGGAGACAGACCTTAAACAAATCAGTGCCGGAGTCTGGTTAGCTTTTCTATTCTTGGTTTGAGTTTCATAACCAACTTTGTGACAGGATATGCCACTATCAAGTCAACCAATACGCTCTGCCACACAAAATCTGTAAACTGTTCTCCATCTAACTTGATAACAAATAACATCCAAGGAACTGTAACAGCAAGATAAGCAACAGCAAACATAGGAGTTATGATTAAATACTCCAAAACACTAGATACTATGTCATGCACACTACAGTCGCAATGCATACGTTTTTTGGCTCTTTTCCAGTCCATACTGTAACGACTAGGTGATTATATTTAAGTTATCTTCTTATTGACTTGCTAGGATCATTCATAGCAAAGCTCCAGTCCTTTCCATGCTTCTTTCTCATACTCTTCCAAAACGGATCTTCCTGACCATGATGGTCTTCTCTTATTTTAACCATAATTCTTTGATAGCACGGTCTGCAAAATCTGGCATTTATATTCTCTATATGGAACTTATATGCTCCACATACATAACACATTCCGTAATATTTTTCGGCTACAGCAACAAGTAGTGCCTCTCTACCCCTCTTACTTGCACAATCACCACAGATGTCTATAACAGTTGCACTAACTACATCTTTACGAAAGCATAGCAAACATATGCCCTCTTTGTAGTTGTCTACCCTAGTATGTTCGTTCTTTTGGTGCAGATTCCAAAGCTTCTGACCAATATACGAGCCTACATTTACTGGTAGCTTCATTTCTCAGCCAGTGTTATTTTCTTTAAAGCATCTTGAAGTATCAAATAAACGTTGTTTGTTGAATAGTCACCTGTAGATACTTTTCTACTCATTTTCTTTATGTCTTCTACTGTATCATCTATTAATTTGTAATTTGCGTGATAAACATTTGTTATGTTTACTTTCTCCTCAGTAGGCAAATCTTTTTCTACCCTGACTGAACCTGCTCTCTTTATTGTATCGTTGTATGACTTTGTATAAACATCTACCTTATGCTCTTTTACCTTTACTAAAGCCTTTATGATCTCCTTACTTTTCTTCTTCTCCATTTTCCCACCTCCTTGTTGATTCAAATTCATTATCGTATACTCCCCTTGCATCTCTGACTGTCATTGCTGCACTCTTTCTTAATTCCTCTACGGTCTTTGTTTTCTTCCAGCCAAAGTCCATTGCACCCTGTAAAATATTTTTAACAACTTCAAAATTCGCAGGTGTTATTCCATCAGGATAACTCTTCTTGCTCATTGATGTTCCCTTACCACTTGATGGGCTTCCCTGTGCCACCCCACCAGTGTCAGATGGTCTTCTTCCTTTGTGTTCTCCTTGGAAGCTCTGTTTCTGTTCTTCCTGCTGTCCTACCTTGTTACCACGACCTTCTTTCTTTGTCTTGTCGCCTTTTTTCTCTTCCATTCCCATTAGCATCGGATTTAGAATTGGATCTTTTGATACTTTAAACTCTCCTGTATGTGTTCTCTTTATCTCAAATCCCATAGCTTGCATAGCTTGCATGTTTGTTATCTCTACTCCCTGTGTTTGTAACTCTCTTAACTGATCTGTCTCTTCTCCAACCTTTAATCGAAGCTCCCAGTCGTTTACACCTAATAATTTGGCTATTTTACTGAAAAATGACTTTAAAAGTATGTCTTGACCCCACTTTACAGCCCTGTTAGTAATAGTAACTTGCAGTCCTTCTTGTGACCAACCAGTAGGCATTTCACCAAAATAAAGTGGCAAGACACCGTAAACTGCTCCAATAATCTGTCTTAACTCTTTTCTAAGTGCCATAAACTCTAATTCCTTGAGAGATCCTGTGAAATCAATCCACTGTGCCATGTTCTTTGCACCCTTTTCACTTTCGACTAAAAGTGGGTGTATCATGTATGGATCTTCGGTTGCCTTCTGTTCCAAGTGATCCCAAGATTTTCTGAATGTCTCATAATTACGAGACGCAATTATGAGCATACCCCTTGGGGGTCTCATCTTATCGAAATACTTTCTAATATACTCATCCATATGTGTCAACGACATAGCCTTTGACCAGACGGAATAAATTGGCGAATAACCATAAATTAGTCCGGGCTTGTACTTACCAGCCCTCCAAATAATCTCTCCTTCTCCATAAATAACACGTTTTGGCTGAGGAATACCGATAGAATAGACGCTGTTTACTTCTACGATTGCTCTTAGAGCCTGAGCTCCACATCTATCACATTTGTTTGATGTAAGTCGCTTATCCCTATGTTCAAATCGTGGACATACAAATATTTCGTTTCTTTTGTCGTCATAACCTATTCTTCCATCACTGTCTGCTATCATGGCAACTTGTGGTGGATCAATTCTTAACATCTCTTTAATCTCTGTTCTTTTCTCAGATATCATTCCTGTTACATCATCAATCCAATAATTCTTCAATATTAACAAATATGCATTATCTGCAACTTCGAGATCTCTCTCTAACTGCCTTACAACATCCTCGAAGAGTTGTTCGTTTGTATTAACAGAAGAGTTTAAAAGTCCCTCAAGTATCTTCCTGTTCTCTGGTACTGGTCTTATCAGTTTGTTACTACCACAACTATCACAAAGCACATCATCAGGTATAACTTTACCATATTTTGCCTTATTTGTTATTCTTCTTCTTTGCTTTGGCAAGGCATTGTCCTGATTATCCTCGTTTGATTGGAAGGGTTGCTCATCTGGAAGGTCTGTTGGAAGTGGCTGATATTGGAATTCCTTACCACAATGAGTGCATTTAAACTTCCATTTCTCAACAATTTCAAATCCATTCTTGAAAATTTCACGGTTTAGCGTCTCAATAGGTATTCTCAAGGCATCAATGTTGTCTGCAAGTTCATAAATCATTATAAGTGGGAATGGAAATATTGGTAGTTTTGCACCAGTGTCTGTAGCCATATATGGCTGTGCAATGCTTGGTCTTGTTGTAGTTTCAGTAAAGGCTTTATCTATCGAGCTTCTCCCTGTTATAAAACCCTTAAATGTATCCCATCTGCCCATAGTTTACTCACAATCTCCTACTTTATAAACTTTGTCAAGTTTTGTAATGTTTTTGTCAGGTTTTTATTAACAAACGCCCTTCTAACCATATACTTCCTTACTAGTGCTATGGAGGTATAAATTGCCGATATGCTTAACGCTGTGGCTATACTATACTCTTCTATTCCACTCGTAAAGTATGGAAGAATGAAAATATTAACAGGTAAATAGATGATAAAACCTACTGTGATATCAACAACAGATTCAAGAATAGATCTTTTGCGAGAATCCTTCTTCATTTAAGTCTCCATTCGTAATCACATTCATCACATATAGCAAGTCTAAACCCACGCATGTGTCCTAAAACAACATCCTTTGATCTACATTTTGGGCATTTTCTCATTTAACTTCTACCAGCATATTTAATATAAACCTTACTAAACATCATATACCTAGTGGTGTGAGTCTGCATACCTGAGTAGCACTGACTGCGAAAGGGAGGGCTGGTCTTAGGCTAGCCAGCTAGGTTTAAAACTTAAGTATCTAAACTACAAGGCTATTCATGGTAGAACTAGAAGTAGAAGACTATAGTGAGATTATGGACTGGTTCGTACTCGCCTTTGGCAAACAAGGAAAATCAATGAATAACCTTCCACAAAAAGCGAAGATGACGTTCTATAAGCTAAACTTCCTTGCAGAAGACAAGATAAAACAGAACAAACAGGAAGCGATTGATGAAGATGTTGAGGAGTGAACACACTTTACATATAGGTTTAATAGTTTTAATGTTAACAATGCTACTAGTAATCATTATATATATGACTGGTGCAGAGGTAGATATGGCTGAAAAATGTAAAGAACCTCTAATGTCTTCTACAAAAATATGTAATGGTGGCTTAATATGAGAGAAAATTACTTTGGAATGAAGAATTGGCACTACGCAGTCCTAATAGGTGTTTTGGCGGTAATAGCATATCATGTAGGGGTTGCACTTAGATGAACGTAGATCATTTTGGCATTGCGGTTTCGCTTATCATTATGGCTATATTCATATCCGTTATATTTATATCACAAACTAACATTCAAATTTTTCCAACAGAAACAACACCACAGAACTCATTT